CACCATTAAAGCTTGATGTTGGAGATTATGCCGTTACATCAGAGAACTTTAAGTATACGTATGCGGATAGAAAATCGTTTGCTGACTTTTGCAGTACTTTGTCAGCAGAGTACAAGAGATTCGTCAGAGAGCTGCAACGCTGTAGGCAATCGGAGTGCTTCTTATTCATTGTGATTGAAAGCGATCTACATAAGATGCGTGAAATCAACAAGTACGCACCCAAACGATTTAATCTCGACTACATCTTCCATAACATGAAAGAACTGCAAAGAGATTTTAGAGACTGTTGCCAGTTTGTATTCGCAAAGAATAGAAGCAGCAGTCAAATACTTATACCAAAGCTACTAATGCTTGGTCCAAAGATATGGAACGTGGATGTTCAATACTTTTTGGATGCTGGAGAAATGAATTACTTTGAAATTAAATAAATATGGCGTGGGAAAAAGGACATCAAATCTTACATAAGAAATTTGAAAATGTAAACCAAGAAGTCTTGGACACAGAAGGCTTCATCGAAGAAGAAAGAGCTAAAGTTCTTTTGTATAAGTTCTTGCGCGAGAATCCATCTTTTACTTCAGAGCTTATTTCAGGAATTTCATTGTTTCCATTCCAACATATGGCAATCAAAGCAATGATGGAGACAGATTACTTCTTGGGAATCTGGAGTCGGGGTCTGTCCAAATCGTTTACCACTGGTATTTTTGCAGCTATGGACGCTATCTTGAATCAAGGCGTTGCTATTGGCATTATATCAAAGTCTTTCCGTCAAAGTCGAATGATCTTCAACAAGATCGAAGAAATTGCCAAGAGTCCCAAGGCTGCATATCTATCACAATGCATTACAAGAGTCAGTAAATCCAATGACCAATGGGTTATGGAAATCGGGCGCAGTAAAATCATCGCTCTTCCTCTTGGAGATGGTGAAAAACTAAGGGGTTTCCGTTTCCAGCGCATGATTATTGACGAGCTTCTTTTGATGCCCGAAAAAATCATTAACGAAGTTATTCTTCCGTTCTTGGCAGTTGTGGAAAATCCAACAGAGCGTCAAAAGATCTACGATCTTGAAACACAAATGATTGAGGCTGGGAAAATGACAGAAGAAGAGCGCCACAAATGGCCTCATAACAAGATTATTGGACTATCTTCTGCTTCATACAAATTCGAATACTTATATAAGCTTTATCAGCAATACGAGAACCTTATTCTCAATCCTTCTAAGCAAGATAATGCTCATCGAGTGATTATGCACTTGAGCTATGATTGCGCCCCGAAACAACTTTACGATCAAAACCTTTTGGATCAGTCTAAAGCGACTATGAGTGAAGCTCAGTTTGAAAGAGAGTTTGGCTCTATCTTCACAGATGATAGCTCTGGTTACTTTAAGGTTAGTAAAATGGCAGCTTGTACCATTCCCGATGGCGAAGGACAGTCAGTAGAGGTCATGGGTGACAAAAATAGCGAATACATACTGTCATTTGACCCATCATGGTCAGAGAGCGAAGGTTCCGATGACTTTGCTATGCATGTTATCAAGTTAAATGCTGACAAACGTAATGGAACCGTAGTGCATTCTTATGCTTTGGCAGGAGCCAACTTGAAAAAGCACATCGTATACTTCCACTATCTCTATACGCATTTCAATATTCGAATGATTGTAGGTGACTATAACGGCGGCGTTCAGTTTATTAACTCTTGTAACGAAAGCGAAATCTTCAAAAAGGCAGGAATTCAAATCCAATGCATTGATTCAGATTTTGACGATCCACAAAACTACAATGCTGATTTGCGCAGTGCTAGAAATCAATATAATATAGAATCAAAGAAAATATGCATACTTAGAAAGCCCAGCTCGTCATGGATTCGTTCGGCAAATGAGATGCTACAAGCTGCTTTTGACCATAAAAAGATTTGGTTCGCGGGGACAGCTTTAGATGACGATTATTCGCGGCAAAAGTCAGCAGCGATTCCCATTGATGAGATTACATTCTCACGATATAACGATGATGGCGACTCATACGCGAAACAAATAGACTTGATTGAGCATTTGAAAGATACAGTTGACGCTACCAAAGTTCAATGCGCATTGATTCAAGTATCTACGACAGCGAATGGTTCACAATCATTTGATTTGCCACATAATCTCAAGAAGCAGCGAAACGCTGACAAAGCAAGAAAAGACTCTTACTCTGCTTTAGTGCTTGGCAACTGGTTAATGAACATTTATTTTGATATGATGGCAACTCCAGAGGCGACTGCGCAGGTTACATTTGTCCCAATGTTTGTTGATTAACTTTTAAAGTTAACTTTTAGACTTTTTTGTGTAATATAGAGTAATGGATAAGCGACACTATAACAAAAAATCTGACTACTGGAAAAAATTCGAAAAATCGCAAATTAAAATTATGTCTCATGCTCACGAAGACTATGAGCCAGAACTATGTGGTGAACCGTTTTATGTTGCAGAGGCATCACTGAACACTTCTTTTGCAAACGATGACTATAGTCGCGTAGATAGCTCTTCTCGTAGTGGCAGTCGTAGAAATAGAGCCGCTACATCAAGAACTCATGATCGCTTTAGCAGCATCCGCAATGGGCTTTTGCCTTATAGCTATGCTATGGATGGTGTCAATGTTCGCGAGGCAATCGAACTGTGCCAAAAAGCTTATGCCAATGTCGCTGTATTCAGAAACTCTATCGACATCATGTCGGAATTTTCCAATACCGAACTGTATCTTGATGGCGGATCGCAAAAAAGTCGCGATTTCTTTAATCAGTGGTTTAAGAAGATCAAATTGTGGCACTTGAAAGATCAATTCTTCAGAGAATTCTATCGCAGTGGCAACATTTTCTTTTATCGCGTGGATGGAACAATCCAAGCCAAAGATTTTACTAAGTTGATGCAACAAATCGCGGAAGAGCAGCCAACTTCCAGCAAAGTTCCCGTTAGATATATTTTGCTTAATCCATTTGACATTGTTGCAAAACGTGGATCGAGCTTTGAGACGGGATCTTATGAGAAAATTCTTTCTGAATATGAGCTAGCTCGTTTGCAAAATCCAGTTTCTGACGAAGACAAGGAAACTCTTAACGGTTTGCCCAATAACGTAAGAGAAGATATTCAAAAAGGCGCTTATTACCAAAATGGATTGAAAATCAAACTCGATCCAAACAAAATCATTTTCGTTTTCTACAAAAAACAAGACTACGAACCATTCGCAATTCCATTTGGCTATCCAGTCTTAGAAGATATTAACGCCAAGCTTGAATTGAAGAAAATGGATCAGGCAATTACTCGCACTGTTGAGAATGTCATTCTATTGATTACAATGGGAGCTGAGCCAGATAAAGGCGGCATCAATCAAAACAACTTGATGGCTATGCAAAAGCTATTCAAGAACGAAAGCGTTGGTCGAGTTCTTGTTTCTGACTATACCACAAAAGCTGACTTCGTTATTCCTGATTTGAATAAGGTTCTTGGTCCAGAAAAGTATAAAGTTCTCAATGAAGACATTAAACAAGGACTTCAAAACATTATTGTCGGCGAAGAGAAGTATAGCTCTACAGAAGTTAAAGCCGAAATCTTTTTGGACAGGCTCAAAGAAGCTAGAAATGCGTTCTTGAATGATTTCTTGCAGCCCGAAATTAAAAGAATCGCTAAAACTCTTGGTTTGAAAAAATATCCTACTGCCAAGTTTAGAGACATTGATATTAGAGACAAAACGCAGCTCATGCGCGTAACTACTCGATTGATGGAGCTTGGTATTATCACTCCACAACAAGGTATTGACATGTTTCATACTGGTGAGTTTCCAAAATCAGAAGATATTGCGCCATCTCAGCCAGAATTTGTTTCGCAGCGCAAAGAAGGTTTCTACAATCCAATCGTTGGTGGAATTCCGACAATCTCGCCTCCAGCGCCGAAAGTTCCTAAAGATTCTGGACCGATTAATGCGACTCCAAAAGTTGCTGGTCGCCCAGAAGGAACAACTGGCATTCCATTGGCGAAAGCTAAAGTATCAGTAAAGAATATTCGCGGCATTGTAACAAAAATCGAATCTCTTCGCGCATCT